GGTAATGGTGTTAATAGTTATACCTACGTTAAAGCGATTGCCGAAGAGCTTCGAGGTCTAGCGGTAGAGTTCAATGTTCCTATTTGGTCAGCGACACAGTTGACCAGAAGTGGATACACAAGTTCTGATCCAGGTATGGAAGATACTTCCGAGTCATTCGGTCTTCCCGCTACGGCCGACTTCTTCTTTGCTCTTGTCGTAACGGAACAACTGTCACAACTAAATCAGATTATGGTGAAGCAGCTAAAGAACCGATACAATGATCCAGGCATAAACAAAAGATTTGTGATAGGGGTTGACAGAGCAAGAATGAAACTATATGATGTTGAAGCATCGGCACAAGACTTGGCGGACTCTGGACAGGAAGAACCAGAGAGACCAGTTTTTGATAGAAGCAAGACAGACAAAACCAGCAAGTTTAGAGGACTAAAGGTATGAGCCGACATTATACATATTACCATGAGTTCAATGAAAACGAAGAACTGATTTGGTATGTCTTTGAAAAGGCAACCGCACAGGTTGTTGCGGAGTTTTTCTTTGAGGACGATGCCAAGGAATGGAGTAACTTCTGGTCGAACGGCGGAGGCTTTGCTGGATTCACTCCAAGATTTGTCTTGACAAAGGTCTCCAAAGGTGATATAAATGAGGCATTCTTGGCAGAGTTTGCGGAATAGATTCCAAAAAAGTGAAAAAAAAAATCAAAAAAAGTTCTTGACTTTCCGTTTTGTGTGCTATATACTATTCAGACAATAGAGATTTGGTTCCATAGCTCAACAGGATAGAGCAACCGCCTTCTAAGCGGTAGGTTGAAGGTTCGAATCCTTCTGGGACCGCCATTTTATGGGGGTGGGTGTAAGACACAAGAGGGACTTATAAACCCTTTAGCGGCCGATTACCGTTCTCGACCAGGAGCGTTACCTGGCACCCCTACCAACTTTGGAGCATGTGATGGAAAAGTTTGAGTTGCTTCTACAGTGTTATAGGTCTGGACAGATGTCCGAGAAGCAATGGCAAGATCATTTGCGAAACGATGAAGGTCTTGTCGAGTGGTATGTAAACATTCTACAAAATCAATAGACTAAGGGTGCGTCAAACTGTCGCATCAGATTTTTGAAAAAAGTTCTTGACCCAAGCGATTCCTTGTGGTATGGTATGCGAACAGTGAGACGAGAGGGTAGAAGTCAAGGACACGGTGCGACAACCTGACGCACTTTTTTTCGAAAAAAGTTCTTGACTATGCGTTTTGTGTGCTATATAGTATGCGAACGATGACAGAAACGAGGTACGGATGAAAGACGAAACCGTAAAGCGTGACTACTACTGGGTGGTAGAGGCATCCGATCCTAACGGTCGGATTAACTACCGCAAAGAGTATCATAATAAAGACGGCTCGGCATTCCGAGATTATGCTCGCTTGAAGGCAACTGGCGCTGTATCTATTCAGCGTAAGTTCAAGGAGTATAAGATTGCCTAGCTACCGCTGTTTGACATTGTGAATAGGGTTATAACTGAGGTGCCGTGCCCGGAACTGGTTACGGGGCGGTCTGCAAAACCGTTTTATGTGGGTTCGAGTCCCATCGGCACCTCCAATTACTTTATTGATGGGTGCATCCTTATAAGCCTAAAGATATGGCCTTGAACCATATACGCTTAGGGTGCATCTCTCAATAGAGTAATATTCGGCGATAGCAATCCTGGTGATCGCACTCGGCTGTTAACCGAGATGAAGGTTGGTTCGAGTCCAACTCGCCGAGCCAATACCGCCCATTCGTCTAGTGGCTAGGACGCCTGCCTTTCAAGCAGGAAAAAGGGGATCGAAACCCCTATGGGTGACCAATTATGGACCGATAGCTCAGTTGGTAGAGCAGGGGACTCTTAATCCCTTTGTCGTGGGTTCGAATCCCTCTCGGTCTACCATTTGGAACATAACAACAGGACGCTGACTCTGCGAAGTAAGATATCGGGTTGATCTCCGAGAAGGTATGGAGAGTGTTATGTTCCTACTTTATTTTGGATCCGTAGCACAATAGGTGGTGCAAGGGACTTTTAATCCCAAGGCTGTCGGTTCGAGCCCGACCGGATCCTCCAATAGTCGAGCGAAAGCGGTTAAGTTCATAACGACTCAAAATAAGTATGAATGAGAGTTAGACTAAGTTTTCTTCATTTCAGTGAAGAAAAGACTGGGTCGATGGGAAGTCTCTTTCACTAGGATCAAACTTCCCACTAAGTTTTTTGATGGTCTGACCGGATCATCCAATTGCGGGTGTAGCTCAATGGTAGAGCCATAGTCTTCCAAACTAAAGACGAGGGTTCGATTCCCTTCGCCCGCTCCAATATCTTCACGTATCCCCCTCGGCTACGAACCGAGAGTAAGGTAACTGGATGAAAATGCAGGTTCGACTCCTGCCGTGAAGGCCATTTAATGCTGGTAGGTCGGCAAGATGTCGAGGCGCTCTCATAAGGCGTTATAGGTTGGTTTAATTCCAACTATCAGCACCATGTTTGATCTAGATACACAGCCTTTATGGAGTGTCGCAATGCTAGACAACATTCGTTCCAAGACGTGAGGGACAGCAAGTTTTGCGGTCAGGTGGTCCGGAGACCATTCTTGTCTCATAAGCAAGAGAGCCATGTTCGACTCATGGGTCCGCATCCAATATCGGTGAAGTGTTACGGTAGCACGGCAGTCTCCAAAACTGCAAGCCCAGGTTCGACTCCTGGCTCCGGTGCCAGTTTTATCTAGGTGTAGCTCAATTGGCAGAGCATCCCGTTTGGGGCGGGAAGGCTGTTGGTTCAAGTCCAGCCACCTAGACCATTTAGGAAGATATATATGGATGAAAACTATTTGAAGCGCCAAATGATTTTTCGCTTGACAGTGTTCTTTTTATTGAGTATAGTAATAGGGTTCGTTCTATCGGATTTAAATATCCATAGTCAGATTAGTGGAGATAATCAGAATGTTCAAGATTTCAGAGGAAACCAAGGCAGCGGCAATTGAGGAAATGCGTAAAATTCTAGGTGATGGTCCTACAGACAATCAGTTGGAAGAGGCATTTGAAGCGGCAGTTGCTATTGTAAAGAAGCAGTTTGGTTTTTAATGTATAATGGAGAGTTGGCTGAGTGGTCGAAAGCGGCCGTTTGCTAAATGGTTGGGCCCTAACCCGGTTCCATAGGTTCGAATCCTATACTCTCCGCCAATTAGGAGTGAGCAACAGGCAAGGAGTCTGCACCGCTTGGAAAGCGGATGGTCCCCGAAAGGGGATAGGTGTCGGATACCTGCCACTCCGCCAGTTTATGGAAGAGTAAGCCAGTGGGACTGGCCTTCGTTTCGAAAACGAAAGGAGCCTGAAATATGGTTTGGGGATCGAGACCTCACTCTTCCGCCATTTATGCGGGTTTAGTTCAGAGGTAGAACATCGGTGTTACATACCGAGTGTCGGTGGTTCGATTCCATCAACCCGCACCAGAAAGCAGAGTTGTCACGCTTCGTCTATGCTTAATAAGGTAGAATAGCGCACCAGACAACTTATTATAATGCGCTTGTAGTCCAATTGGTAGAGGCGCTGGTCTTAGAAACCAGATGTTGTAAGTTCGAATCTTACCAGGCGCACCAAACGTAGAGGGATTGTAGGTAGACCTGTAAGAAAACCGTTGCGACGAGTTATGACTGGGTTGTAACCTTCATAGATTTAATGCACTTAGAGGGAGCAGGTGAACCCACTCGGCTGTCAACCGAGTATCGGCCGGGTCAGTACCGGTTAAGTGCGCCATTCACGGGCCTGTAGTTCAGGGGGAGAACGTCTGCTTTGCAAGCAGAATGTCGGCGGTTCGATTCCGTCCAGGTCCACCAGTTTTGTGAGGCAGTATCGATACAAATAACCCGGATGAGCAGAATTGCCACATCGAGGTCGGGAGACGGTGCGAGGCTGTCGTAACCTTGGGAACCCGGATACTGAAAAGAGGATGCATACTCGTTCCTCACAAAAAAAGTTTTACGCTTCGTTCGTCTATTGGCTAGGACACTCGCCTCTCAAGCGGGAAAGATGGGATCGATACCCATACGAAGCACCATTTATGCTTCTCTGGTGTAGGTGATCCGCACGACTGCCTGAAGAGCAGAAGGACTTAGTTTGATTCTAAGGGGAAGCACCATGATGTTATATTATAAAATCACATATCTTCCGATGTGGAAGAAAGAAGATAAAGAAAACGGTTATGATTGTATAGGTATTGTTATTGGTGAGCATCGTTGGTATGATACTGATCCTTATAACAATAATCCAATACATAAGATAAAGTATCATCAGTATTCAGAGTTGATGATAGGTGTTATGCCCTCGTAGCCCAATTGGCAGAGGCAGTTGATTCAAACCCAACTTAGTGTCAGTTCGAGTCTGACCGAGGGCACCAATTTGCTGGGTTAGTGTAATGGTAGCACCCGAGATTGTGGATCTTGGAGACCAGGATCGATACCTGGACCCAGTGCCATTTGCTCTTGTAGTATAAAGGTATTACACACCCTTGGTAAGGGTGAAAACTCGGATCGTTACCGGGCAGGAGCACCAGATTGCCGGCTTAGTATAATGGTATTACAGTTGACTCGTAATCATCAAACAGAGGTTCGATTCCTCTAGCCGGCACCAGAATGTAGACAAACGATTGTAAACATAGCCACTTGACATTCCATTCCGGATGTGCTATTATAAGACATAATGAGAAAGGAAATGGAATGAATAAGCGGAACTTGTGGATATTCGATATTGATGGAACGCTGGCTAACAACCTGCACCGTATCAAGCACCTTACCCAGAACACCACGAAGGACTGGGATGCTTTCTTTGCGGCACAGGATAAGGATGAACCTTACGAAGCCGTTATGCATCTTATGAATACTCTACATAAGACTGGTGATAAGGTTATTGTTATTACTGCCCGTGACGAGCGTTTTCGTGCGGTTACTCTCCGTTGGTTGCAGCAGCATTGTGATTACGATTTTCCTGATGGCGATCTTTTCATGCGTAAGAGTGGTGATCGTACCGACGATGATAAGATCAAGTTGGATATTCTAAATGAGTATCTTTCTCTGTTTCATCCTCGATATAAAGTGATGGGAGTGTTCGAGGATCGGCATCGTGTTATTGATGCGTGGCGTGAAGCTGGTTACTATGTGTTTGAGTGTAACCAGGATCGTGCCGATTTCTAAAGTTTACTGTCCCTTAGCTCAAAGGTAGAGCAATGTGCTGATAACACATAGACACTGGATCGTTACCAGTAGGGACAACCAGTTTATCCTGCTTTCTAGATACGCAGGAGAGGCCTAGCGGGAATAACAGAAGGGAATGCCCGTGAATATCGGATTGCTGACTTCATTAGCTAAAGGGCTAAACCGATAAGGCGTATGGAATATGTGTGAGCGGCAACGGCGGTGGTGTTGCAGCGGACTGTAAATCCGTTCCCTTTGTGGTAACATTGTAGGTTCGAATCCTACCTCACGCACCATCTTTATTCGGGGATAGTTAAATTGGCATAACGTCGGATTTTGGTTCCGACTTTCTAGGTTCGAGTCCTAGTCCCCGATCCATTCAGGAATAGTTCAACGGTAGAACAGCGGACTCTGACTCCGTTAATCTTGGTTCGAATCCAGGTTCCTGATCCAATCATTGAAAGGTATTTTATGAACAAAGTGAAAGTTTCTCTAAGAGAAATTATGGAAGATGATCATCATCCCTTGATGGAGAAATGGGTAGAAGAACTGCTTCCCTTGATTGAACCTATAATCAAAGCACAAAATCCTAAGTTATTTGAAGAAGAGGATTCAGAATGAACAAAGCATTTACCACTATAGCCCTTTTCATCGTTCTTACAACTTCGGCCGCTGCCGATCCGTTATCTGATTTTTTCGGTGGTATCTTTGGCGAACAATCCACACGACAAACAAAGGTGAAAAGAAATAGACATGGCACAAGCGTTCAAAGCTATGACAATAATGATTGGACTGCTAGTTGGGGCCATCATTCTACTGGAGGCAGTCACATGGTTGCTTCCTTCTACGGTCACGGAGAACATCTTTCCCGTCGAACCGCATCGGGCGCAGTTTTCAATCCTCATGGATACACCGCAGCCCATCGTTCTCTTCCGTTCGGCACTCACCTAAAGGTATGTCACCATGGATGCGTTACAGTTGTGGTCAATGATAGAGGACCATTTGTCAGGGGCCGTTCTCTTGATCTTTCTTACGGTGCTGCACGGGCTATTGGCATGGGTAGCACTAGCAATATCTCCGTGGAACGATTGAACTAAAGACTTGACATTTCCATTCCAATGTGCTAATATTAGACATAATGAATGAGGAGAAATGGAATGCCTACCATCACCACGGAAGTTGATGTTGATGTAGACCTGCGTGATTTTCACATAGATGATTTGATGGATGAACTGGAAGATAGAGGATACTCCGTTATTTGTAGAGACGAGTCCATTCAGGCAAAAGAAAGAATTATGGACGATATTCACAATCTTTATCAGGACTTCATTCTCTGGAATGACACTATGATGACGAATGAAAATTTCGGCACAATTCTCAAAAACTTTTTCTCCGAACATCTTGACAAAAATGTCCTATGACTATATACTAGTATGATGTTGCAATGCAACATCGGTAAACTTCGCTAACTTTAGGAAGGAAAATATATGAAGACTGTTACTTTTCTAGCCGCTATGCTTTTCAGTGGTAGCGCATTCGCTGGCACCGATGTTATCGCTCCGCCAGTTACCAAGTATGTTGAGGCACCTATGCCGCCTAAGCGTCCTACTAATTTCGGTAAACTCGATAATCAGAAGGTTGCACAGAAGGTTCAGGAACTCACAACCAGAAAGTAATAAATATACAGTGGCCCCGCAATGGGGTCACTTTTCTCTATGGAGTCTCAAAATGAGAAACAAGATTATAGCCCTATTCACCGCACTAAGTCTTTCTCTTGCCATCGCTACGCCTGCCAAAGCACAGTTTATCCCTTGGGGATATGGTGGAATGGGTTGGGGTTATGGTGCTGGTTTTGGCTACAGTGCCGCTATTGCTGGTATTGGTATTGCTTCCGCTGCTATTGGTGCTGCCGCTATTGCTAACTCTTATCCTTATGGTGGATATGGTTATGCTCCTGTGCCTGTATATGCTGCGCCGACTTATGCTCCTGCTTATCGTCCGACTGTCCGAAAGCAGATCATTATCAAGAATAGTCCTGGTGCCCGGGTGTATGAGGAAGACGACATATTCGGTTGGTAATAACACAGAAGGAGGAAGAGTATGTGCTATTACACTGTAACAATGGATCGTGCTTCAAGTTCTTCTGGACATACTAGAGCGATTATGATTCTAGATGCAAAAGATAAAACTGAAGCCACGGCCAAATTTCTAAATTCATTTGGTGCAAAGTATTACAATGATATCAATGTGAGGGAAGGGATTCATATCGAACAAGATTTTGATCGCCTTCTAACAGAACAAGCTAAAAAGTATATACTAAAAGTTAAGAACAAGACGGCAGATGCTCCTCCGTTAATGTCTTATCAGAATATGATTCATCTTGATTATGGAGAGTAAAATGAAAAACGTTTTTATTAGAGGCGGTCTTCAAGGTCTATTTGCTGTGCTTGTCATTACACTCGCATCGACGGCGCTACAAGGTGCTCCTGCGAAAAAGGAAACGAATACCGAACAGAAGATTGTTTGCGAAAAGACAGAGAGCGTCCAGAAAACTATGGACGAAAAGAACTTCTTTCTTCTTCTAAATATGACCAATGACAGTGGTGTTGTCGAGAGTGTCTGGATTTCTGGCACGACTATTGTTATCACAGCACAGAAGGGTGAGGATTCTTGCTTTCTCGCCATGATGAATGATGTTACATATAATCCAGATACGCTTCAAGGCCTAGTAAAGGCATATGAAGCACAAAAGGGCAAGCAAAAGGATATCTAAATGGCGTGGGGTTATCATCTTATTCTAGATTGTTATGATGCTGACAAGGCGCTAATCACCAATCCAACAAACATCGCCGCATTTGCTAAAGTATTAGTAAAGCGCATTGATATGGTGGCATATGGTGAGCCGCAAGTTGTTCACTTCGGCGAAGACGACAAGCAAGGTTATACACTGGTTCAGTTGATTGAAACTTCCAATATCGTTGCTCATTTCTGTGACGAGTCTGGTAACTTTTACATGGATGTTTTTTCATGTAAACCATTTTCAACCGAAGCAGTATTAGAGACAGTAAATCAGTTTTTCGCTCCAAAGAAAATCAGGGAGCGATATGTAGAAAGGGACTAAAATGAGACGTAAACTAGACTTGGACGAAGTAAGAGATTTCATCGAGAACTCTTCGGAATCAACCAAGATTTATATTGGTTCTGACTCTGAAAGACATAGACGAGGCGGAGTCTGGTTTGCGGATTATGCTGTCGTTGTGGTTATTCATAAAGACGGTAAGCATGGTGCTAAAGTCTTTGGTGAGATTACAACCGAACGAGATTATGACCAGGCTAAAGATAAGCCACGTATGCGATTGATGAATGAGGTTATGAAGGCAGCACAGCTTTATCTAGACCTAGCAGATGTTATTGGTGACAGACAGTGCGAGGTCCACATCGATATCAATCCAAATCACAAGCACGGTTCTTCCTGTGTTATCAGCGAAGCAGTTGGCTATATTCGTGGTATGACTGGTGTGACTCCTAGAGTGAAGCCAGAGGCATGGGCTGCTTCTATCGCCGCCGATAAATTCCCAAGCCTATAGTTTACTAAATACTAATTCGCTAGGCAGTCATATTGCCTAGCGATTATCGCCGCTGACCACGGATGTAATGGCAGCGGCACTCAACTCCTACGACCTCGTCGGCACTCGCCAAATCAATCTCACATTTCCTTCATCTTTCGTTATCGTGATATTGTGCGTGGTCGTATATAACAGAAAGGTACTATTATGAAGAAGATTTTACTTGCTTTCATTACGGTACTTGCTATTAGCGGTACCGCTGAGGCAAGAAATCAATATTCAAACGGAGCAACAGAGCCTAATCTATTAGACTCTATTCTCGGCACTCCGAACGGAAACTGGAGCGTAATGCCCAGACTCCATGGTCGTGCTAGACTTGCTTCGAGACACCATAACACCCATATGGCAGGACGAGGAAGAAACACTGGTGCTTCGGCATCAATCGTTGCATACGGAAGAATGCTTCAACATTCTGGTTTCCGTGTGTCGGAACATCCTGCTTTTGGAGGAGTCCATCATGTTCATCATGGTTGGGCTCATTATGCTGGTCGGGCAATCGACATCAACATAGGTCGTGGTGTAAGAGAGGCATCTAATCGTTCGACAAGATCGAAGTTTGATGCCTTGGCTGCGAGAGCCAGAGCGGCAGGTTATACTGTGCTTTGGAAGGTAGCAGGCCACTTTGATCATATACATATACAGAAGTAATATATAGAGGGTGGGGAGAAATTCCCACCCTTTCTTATAGGATAAATCATCATGGTCGAACTTGTAACAAAATGGACAGAACGAGCCAAGAAGGCAAGAGAACGATTGAACATCTGTGTAGAGTGTGAACATTTGGAAAAACAGTTTTACGTTTGTAAGAAGTGTGGTTGTTTTCTCAAAGGCAAGACTATGTTTCCCAGTTCATCGTGCCCTGTAGGCAAATGGGACAAATACACGGAGGAAAAGGATGTATAGAACATTTGACATTAAAGAATACTGGCCGCAGCCAAAACCTGGCGAACTTATTCAACACGAATATTATAACCCTGCTGATCAAAAGATTATCGGTAATGTTTTCTACACGAAGCCAAACGACCGTTATGTCTACCAAGAAGACTATCATGGCGGTGAGTGGAAAGCAACATGGGTTATGGACTACAATCATCCAAATGGTGTGATGGAGTTGGTCGATATCTATCCTGCCAAAAAGTATCAGTTCTGGACAAAGTTTAGAACAACTGCCTTTGTTGCTGGTAAAGAAATACCATGGGGTAAAGTCCAGAAGGTCGGTGACATAATCGATCAGGAACTTCAAATCTCCGCAATCAAGTCTACACCATTCATTTGGCCAGAAAAGGGTCGTCAAGTCGTAAACTTCGTTGCTCACCATGAAACATTTGATGTTGGTAATACTGTTTATAAAGACGTTTTGGAAATCGCTTATGACCAGACATTTGGTAAGATGACTGCTGGTGCCAGATCATTTCAAGCCAAAGGAATTGGAATCGTTCAAATGCAGTGGCGTGGTTTTGGAAAAGATGTGGGAACTCATATGGCAGCGGTGACAAAGACTGGTCCCGGAATCGTAACGGAAGACAAGAGAATAATTTGGTATTGACTTTCTAGATCATCTATGCTATATTATGAGAATGCGAAAGATCAATAAGAACATTCTCCATACTCTGGAAAAGATAGCGGCAGCTAATCCGAACCCCACGGAAAAGTTTGCCGCTGCTGTCGTTTGGAATAATAAGATCATTTCCATTGGAATGAATAGTATGAAGTCGCATCCACTCCAAGCGAAGTATTCCAAGAATGAACATGCGATCTTCCTTCACAGCGAGATTGATGCCATCAAGAATGCGCTCCGTGAGATTGATGTGGATGATTTTTCTAAATGCGACTTGTATATCACCAGAGTGAAGAAAGAGAAGCCATTCACCAAAAAGTTTGTGTGGGGTCTAGCAAAGCCTTGTGCTGGTTGTGAAAGGGCTATAGCAGCCTTTGGTCTAAAGCGAACGATATACACTTGCGATGATGGATATGAGGTGATAGAATGAGCGATAAAACACTAGAAGACCTTGTGGAAGAATGTCCATATGAAACGAAACTGGCCGTTACCGCATGGGTAATGAAACATATCGTGGAACATGCTCATAATCCTGGTTCTTTTCGTTATCTAATCTATGAACGCCTAGGATTTGGTCCTGACGCCTATGTGCCACTATATATGGCTGGCGGCATGGAAATCTCCAATGAGTTTGATATGGAGAGAATCGACAACATTAGAGCAAAGGTTAGAGAAGAAAAGATTGATGTTCTCAAGCCGATTCTTAGTTTGTGTGATGAACCAGGTTGCTTCAATAGTATTAGCACTGGTTGGCCTACCAAAGATGGTGGATATCGTATGACTTGCTCCGAACATCATAAGAAAGAAGAATGATATATATTGTTAATGTGTCCGAGTTGGCGAGAGTCAATCGTGAGTATTGGTGCTGTGAGTATGTTATCACTTACATCGGCTCCGCTGACTGTCCTGCTAGTGATTGCGAACTAAGAATAGGAGAAACTAATGGCTAAAACATTCAAACAGGCATTTGCCGAAGCACGAAAAGCTGGCAAAGATGTATTTCTTTTTGACGGTAAACTATACACGACCGATGTTGCTGTAAAAGACGCTGACGAAACAAAGTTTGTTGACGTTACCAACACTGTGGCTGACGCTAAGGTCCCTACTGCTGGTAAACTAAAGAAGAACGTATGGCCGCTCCAGCGTGAACTTCGTGCCAAGTTCGGTACACCAGATTACGGCGGAGCATTTAGAAAGCATATGGTTCAGGTCAATCTACCATATACCATGTGGATGGACGATATCAAGATCACCAAGACATGGATGAATAAGTCCTGTGCTGATTCTCTTGTTCGTGTTCTAACATATGTGTGGGACGAGAATGGCAGAGATTATGATAAGATTAAGGCACAGCAACTACATGTCTTTTCTGGCACCTGGAACATCCGTAACATGCGTGGCGGTTCTTCTCTTTCTACTCATGCCTTTGGTGTCGCTATTGACATTGCCGCACCTTGGAACGCTCTTGGTAAAAAGCCAGGATATAATAAGCATTCTTTCACTGAAAAGTCTCTAATCGTTCAGGCATTTGAGGCAGAAGGTTGGATTTGGGGTGGTCGTTGGGAGCGTCGTCCTGACGGTATGCATTTCCAGGCTGCCCGTATCTAACAACTGGAGTTTTTGTTATGAAGATGATTCACAAGTATCCGCTTGGTACGGATATTCATCATAATATGGTGACAGAGATTGAAATGCCCAGAGGAGCACAGATACTATCATTGCAGATGCAGGGTAGTATTCCTGTCCTCTGGGCCGTCGTCAATCCCAAGAAAGAAAAACGTAAGTATGTGTTTCATGTCTTTGGCACTGGATATGAAATGCAGGATTATGAACGAAAGCATTATGTTTATGTTGGCACGGTTCAGCAATCAAGTTGGACAACTCTTGTTTGGCATATCTTTGAGGTGATAGAATAATGACAACATTGAGAACCGCACAGAAGAGAAAAGATTGGTCATACGATGTTATGACAGATTCGTATCGTCATATTTCTGGTGTCACTGTTGATAGAATAGATATAGCTAGAAACAACGGTGATTTAGAAACGGTACTAGATAATGCTTTAAAGATGGCTTCTGTAGGAGCGGCAGGAGCAGTTGGCGCACCATATAATCCGTCGATTGTCTATAATGGAGAACCGTTTGATGTCGATGTATCATCGGGATCCGCAATGATAACCTCATCTATCCAAAACGATCAACCTAGACATATTACAATACAAACGAGTCTGGGTGATATAGCTTTAAATCTCAAAACCGGAGACATTGCCATACCAGTAGGCGTCGGGCGTGATGATGCTATCCGTGAGTTTTGGCTAGGCTTTCAGAAGAATTTTCAGCCTCTTGAAAAGAAAAGCTATGAGGATAAGATACTTACTCTAGAAAGAGAATTGGCAAAAGCAAAAACTTCTGCGACACTAATGCGGGCGGAAAATCAAAAAGAAGCCAGTAAGAGAGTTGCCGAAAAGATTGCCAAGAAGTATGCCAACGAAAAGTTCATCATGGTGAAACCCGCTGACTTAATCAAGTTTATTGAGGAAGAATGAGCGACAATCAAGAACTAATCGAACAACTACATGAACTAGCGGACTGGGTTGAGAAACACAACTCAGTCCATTGTCATTCTGTGCCACGAAAGGCAGCATATACTATTGCCAGACTGGAAGAAGACAATCACAGAATGCGACTACAGTTGAATAAGAACTTTTGGTCTATCCGAGACATATATGACAGATGTGTTGGTGCTATTCGACTGTGGATCTATTTGATAAGAAAAAGACTAAATACTCCTAGATGATAAAATTAGGAGTATTTTTTTGGCTGTTAAGAAACCAGACTCGAAAACTATTATAAGCGAAGTTGCAGGTCTCTTGAATAGTGTTTCTAAAAAGTATAACTTTCAAGTGGCTCCTACACAAAAACTAGGAAAGCCGTCTAAGACCAACTCAATGGTAAGAGAGTTTAGATTACAGTTGATTAATACTGGTAAGGATACGTCCGAGGCGCTAAAGGCAGCAATCATGAAAGATTTAAAGGCTGCTGGCGTCACAAAAATAACATATAATAATATTTCACCAAATAGTAGCAAATATCCTTCAGTATCTTTTACATATGAGAGTATGAAGTTCGATGCCGTTATAGCAAAGGGTGCCAACAAAGGTGAGAATTTCGAGAAGAAAACTATCACTGATCTGGCAAGATTCTTTAAAAGTAAAGGTGTAAATAAAACATATCAGCAACTTGTGGAAAAACTCATTCAGTCGAATCCTGCGTTTGGCGTAAATGAAATTAAATCTGTGACACAAAGAACAGGTTCAACGAAAAAAGAAGGAGTAGCGACTGCTGATTTGGGAGCAATTATTGGTGACATTGTTATTGAGGATTCACGTAGTAAAAAGTGGTTTATCTCACTGAAAGATGTGAACGGAGCAACATTTAGTTCTTACTCAGGTGCTGCTTCTTTGTTTGATGCTACAGGAACTTTACAACCTGATTCAGCTGGTGCTAAGTTTTTAAACTCTTTTGGTGTTGATTTGAATAAAGTCCAAGAAGGCTTTGATGAAAGAAATAAAATAAAAAAGAAACGTCCTAAGCTAAAAGTTGCTACACCTAATCCAAAAGAGATGAAAGCTATTTTCGAAAGAGCGTGGGGTATGAATTACTTTTATGTGAGAAAGATAAATGCTACCGATTGGAAAGTTTTTTGGATGGATGGTTCAAAATTAAAATCGTTGACCGAAAACATGACGGTTACAAAAGTAAACTATCCTAACACTGGATCAAAACAGATTACTATTTACTGTTCAACACCTTCTGCGGAATATACAATCGAACTAAGAAATAGTAAAGCACAAGAATATCCAAACGATACTAAGTTTAAGATCGTTAGATTCAAATAAGAGGATTCATTTGTGATTAGACTTTCACAGTATATTACAGAAGCAGCGGCCGAAAAGGATCGCCATCTAACACATATTGAGGACGCCGTTCTGGAAGGTGGTGTTGCTGGCACTCGCAACGCTATTCAGTTCCTAATCTCCCTTAGAGATATGTTTGCCGATGATGGTCAGACTCTATCAGAAGCAAGAGGCGGCCTTATTCTTAGAACTAAGTTCGACGGCGCTCCTGCTATCTATGCCGGTATCAATCCTGAAAACGGAAAGTTCTTTGTTGGCTCAAAGTCTATCTTCGCCAAGAATGCTAAACTAAACTATACAGAAGCCGATGTTAGAGCCAATCACCAAGGCGGTCTGGCTGATAAACTGTCTGCCGCTCTAAAGTATCTACCAGAACTAGGCATCAAAGGTATCGTTCATGGCGACTTTATGTTCTCCAAAAGCGAACTAAAGGACGAGACAATCGACGGCAAGAAGTATATCACATTCCGTCCTAATACAATCACATATGCTGTTCCTGCCGATTCTAAACTGGCACAGCAAGTCAGAGCGGCCAAGATTGGTATCGTATTTCATACCACATATCATGGCAAGACGATGCAGACTCTCCAGACACATTTTGATATCAATGTAAATAACTTCAATCCATCACGAAATGTGTGGTATAGATCAAATAAGTTTGTTGATGTTACTGGTCGTGCTACTCTTACAAAGGCAGAGAATGCTAGACTAACAGGCATTCTATCACAAGCTGGTTCACTATTCAGAACAATACCTGCCTCACTAATGAACTTCATTGCTACAAACGAAACACAAAGAATCCAGATTATGTCCTTCTATAATCAGCGCATTCGTGCTGGTGAACATATGGGTGCGGGCCATACGGCACAGCTAATCAAATGGGTTGGCGACAAGTATCAAAAGCAAATAGACGACGCCAAGATGCCAGCGACTAAAGCAAAGCGCAAGGCTGAAAGAGATATGATCCTTAGATGGTATCGCCAGAATGCTTCCGATCTAAAGAAGATATTCCAGCTTCAAAATCTATTGATTGATGCCAAGATGCTACTGATTGCCAAGTTCAACATGGTGAATGATCTAGGCACATTCTTACATACAGCCGATGGTGGCTATAAAGTAACAACTCCAGAAGGATATGTGGCTGCTTGGTCAACTGGTGGTGATGCTGTCAAACTAGTGGATCGTATGGAGTTTAGTAGAGCCAACTTCCTGGCTGTAAAGAACTGGGGCAAGTAATGAAAAAGGAACCCGAAAAGAAGCCTACGCCTATCGTCAAAACTATTCGTAAGATAGTAAAAGAGGCAAGAAAGAAAAAGTTATATAAATAAGCAAATAAACCCGCAGAGGGAGCGAGTATGTTCAATAAAAAAGTTGTATTCATTTTCGGACGTTTCCAGGTACCTACAAAAGGCCATGCTGAAATGATCCACTTCGGTGCTAACTATGCTAGAAAGATTGGCGCCGAGTTTAGAGTTTATACCTCCAAGTCCTGGGATCCTAAAAAGAATCCTCTTCCATATCAGCAAAAAGTAATGTTTCTTCGCCAGCTATTCCCTGGCATCAATATCGTTGACGATCCAAATGCTACAACCGCATTTGCTATTTGTAAAAAACTCTCCGATGAAGGCGTCGAAGATGTGACAATGATTACAGGTGGTGACCGTGTAGCAGAGTTCAAGAATAGCATTGGCAAATATGTTCTGCCTAGAGACAATCCAAAGTTTGATAAGAACAAAAACTATGCCTTTAGACGCTTTGATGTAATCAACTCTGGCGGTCGTAAGGCAGGCGTATCTGGAACACAGATGCGTGAATATATCCGTGGTGGCAAGTTTGGCGAGTTTATGAAGACCGCACCTACCGCCGATAGAGCATTAGCCAAGAAGATTTTCACCGCAGCCAAATCATATCTCAAAGAAGATACTCTAACCGAGGATCTATCTCGCAAAGAGTTTGATGGTATGCTGAAAAGTTTTATTGACTTTACTGTCGGCAAACTTGGCATTGTAGAACCTCCTGAAATAGAATACAAAGAAGCTGACGATCACGGCGACCAGCCATCATTTGGTGGTTATTCACCAGGTGAGAAGAAGCTAATCGTTATGACAAAGAATCGTCATCCAATGGACATCTTTAGAACTGTCGCACATGAACTGGTCCATCACAAACAAAACGAAGATGGTAGACTCGGTAAAGATATCAAGCAAGAAGGCTCAACTGGTTCAGATATTGAAAACGAAGCAAACTCGGAAGCAGGTAAAGTAATGCGTTGGTTCGGCAAGGCTAATCCAGATATGTTTGGTAAGTCATATGTTATAGAACATAAGGCAATCGTTCTTGGTGGTGTTCCTGGTTCAGGCAAAGACAAGATACTAAAAGAAGCTATTCTACCACATGGCTTTAGAGAAGTATCAGATAACAAGTTTTCCATCAAAGAGTGTAATGGTGATAATCTTGTAGTCAATGGCACCATGGCAGACTATGAAGCAACAAGACAAATCAAGAATATCCTTGAGAGTGCCGGTTACAAGACGATTATGCTATTTGTGAATACCAGCAATGATGTATCCAGACAGCGTAACGAAGCAAGGTCAACCACTGGTGGTCGTGTCATTGCCGAAGAAAAGCGTTATGAAAAGTGGAGCAAGGCACAGTTCAATCTAAATCGTTATGACCAGCTATTTGAGAAGGTTATTGAGGTAAAGAATGACCTTGACGCCAATACTATTGTTGAGACATACAATAAGTTCGTTGACTCCATTTCCAAAGAAGTGGAAGAGTTTCTATCCAGTGATATGGACCGCCGCTTTGAGAATATGCTAGAACAGTATTCGGACTTCTCACCAAAGGCAAAGAGCAATCCAGTAGGTGGCGCAGGAAACTGGGGCACACCTAAGCTAACAGATCGTTATAAGAAAGATACGCCAGGTCAGGAGCCAGGTAAGACAAGAGATATGGGTTATTATGAAACTAAAGTCTTTGGCAATCTACCCATCAAAGCGGATCGCCTTGGTCAGACATTTACCTCTGCCAAGAATCCTTCATTTGTCGGTGATATAACAAGCGATGATAATCCTTTCATTACTGGTGAACCAAATCAGCTATGGTCTCCTATTGACCGTTGGATGATGAAAGAAGAAACTCGTAGAAGATTCAAAGCAAAGTATGGCAAACTAGCCGAAGAAAAGATGAAAGAAACGGCTGAAAAAGTGAGAAAAGAAAGCCTGATTGACCCTTATATGGGATCAATGGGCATGACTCCAAACACAATGAGTCAAGATGAAGTAAAACCTGATGTGAACGCAGAGTTTGAAAAAACAGCATTGTTTGGAAAAAGAAAATACAAAAAGACTAAATAAGATAGAGTTTTCTATATTATAAGAAACTAAAAGGGAAACAAAAATGAGTAATCCATTTCTAACAAAGAAGGACCCGCTATTAGAAGCAGTCCAGTCCGCCATGCAGGATGGTGAGATTCGTCGTAAGGCCGAAGCCCTTGTAAACGAGGAGTTCGGTGTCTATTCTCGTAAGGCAGTTGTCCGTGAGGATCTTGCTGCTTATGATGCTCGCCTTGAGGAAGCATATAAGTGCATGAAGGAAGGTGAACAGATTGATGAAATACGTGATCGTCCAAAGAAAGATGATATAAATCGTCGTAAGCGTGATGCCGTTGCTATGAAACTCGGTCACGATAATCCCGAAGGTCGCAACAATAACTACAATGCTCCCGTAAGTATGCTAAAACATGGTCGCAAACTTATGAAGCAGGGTGTTACCAAAGAAGAAAAAGCCGACAAAGACTATGACAAGGACGGCAAGATAGAGTCTCCAAAGGACGAAGTTTGGGGTTCTCGCTTCCGTGCTGCTAAGATGGCAGGCAAGATGGAAGAAGAACAGATCGATGAACTTTATGGTAAGGGTAAGTTACCAGATATTCGTCGCAAACATTCTGACGACTATCAAACACATAAAGCCAGAGCCAATTTTCATCATGGTGAAGCTGACAAGGCTGATGAAAAAGACGATGATGAAAAATTCGAGCGTCATTATGGGAAGGCAGTTGGGCATGAAAGAAGTGCAGAAAAATCCGCAGCTAAGAGAGGTCGTGCATCGGCTTTGATGGATCGTGCCAAGGCATCGTCCGATCTTAAGGCTGCTAAGAACAAGGCAAAGGAATATAGAAAACTTGCTAAAGAAGAAATACAGATTGATGAACTAAAGAAGCCAACTGCTAAGACAGCAATGCAGGCATATCGTCGTGCAGAAACGCATGATGACATGGATGGCAACTGGAATAGAAGTAATCGTCTTTATAGATGGAAAGAAAAGAATCTTCCTGGCAAGAGTGCAAGAAATCAAAAGCCAACAGGAAAAGCAAAACTTCCTGATGTTAGCAATACAGATTTTCATAAGGATGGATATTCAGGCCATTTTACTAAAAAAGGCAAACTTACTAAGTCTGCAACCAAAGACACAAAGGCCGATATCAAAAGTCGTCTTGGAAAACATACAAAACCAAATCTACCAGAAGGTTATGAACTTGACGAAGCGGCATATTCAGCAAAGGCTGCCCGTGCTGGTAAAGATATTGGTAAGCCAGGCAAGATGTTCTCTAAGATTGCTGCTAAAGCTGGTGAGAAGTATGGATCCGAAGAGCGTGGCAAGAAAGTTGCCGGTGCTATTCTAAAGAGAATCCGTGCCAAGCATATGAAGGAAGATTCGTCTTTCTAGGCGCACCGGAAACGGGTAAGTCGGTATCCGAGCAAATGAGACCTACGGCCGCACAAGCGTTGGCTAAATTAAATAGTATGCCAAAGCCAGCGGCGCCGGCCGCAGCACAAGTTGGACGCACACAGGCAGTAGGCTCACAAAACATTAGACCTGCGGGATCGACTAATGCTGGTGGTAGCGGATCAGTAACTATGGCTCCACGTCCACCAGTAAGACCTACTAGTCTTGGCACAACTACAAGACCGCCTGCTGCATCAACAGCAACAAAACCCGGCGTTGTTTCTAAGTCTGATCTAGATACATATAGAAAAAACGTAGGTAATCCGAATGCTACCTTAGGTCAGTATATGAATGATCTTAAAGGATTGACAGCACGTAAGGGTGGTGCAAATGATCCTTCTGTTATTCAAAAGAGACTTGATCCTAAGGGACTAAAGGCCTTTGATCCTTCAAAGGCTGAAAAAGCACAAGGTCCAGAGCAGTCAGCAGCACCCGCTCCAGCAACACCAAGAACAGATAGTAGCGTTCCTGGAGCATCTACAGCAGTCACTACACCAAAAGGTGGCTCGGATGCTATGACTCCTAATTATGGTAGAGAGAGTGATCCTCTTGATCGTACCAATTCACCTGTAAGTGGATCAAGGCATCAAGGTGGTGCTGGTCTTGATAATGAAAAAGAGGCAAAGAACAGAACTTCTCAAAATAGTCAAATTGCTGAGTCTGTCGTGTCCGTTGGTGCAAATAAATATAGGATAGTATGATGAAACATCCGTATGATGTAAAGAAACTCGTAAGAGAGGATCGTAAAAAAGTCCTCTCTAAGAGACAACAAATAAAAGCAAATACAACCGAGACGGGCAAACCCGCTGATCCTGTAGAATTGGATCCAGCAAAACAGGGTATGCAGAACACCTCTCTAACTAACTAAAGGAAACTACAATGCCACTATGGGGTAATAAAGACAACGCTGCCAATTCAGACATTGCAGCAACAATTCAGGTCAATCAGGCAACCACACCTGGTAATCGTGCCAATCTATATGGCAATGTTACCATGTCTGCCATCACAACAAATCTAGCAATCGGACAGTTTGCTGTAGACACAAACGAAGTCCGTGCTAATCCAAGAATCCCACACTCCGGTTGGGTTCTTCGTAAAGAAGGCACCGGTCTTCGTGCTGGTCGTGTAACATACGAAGTTCTAGTTGCTACAGGTTCTATCGCTACCGATGGTTCCGATGACACTAACTTCCCAGACTTTACACTACGCATTACCACACAGCCAACAAGCGCAAATGGTGCCGGCAATGTCAATCTAACTGTTGCTGCTGCATCAACACCAACAGGCGCTACACTATCCTATACATGGCAGCGTAACGCTGGTGCTGGTTGGATATCTGTTCCAAATACAGCTGGTGTTTACTTCAACAATACTTCACCAACTCTTGTCGCAAATGCCGCAGTCGCAAACGCAAACACCTTCCGTGTTCTAGTTTCCGCAGCTGGAGCAAACACAGTTACATCCGCAAACGCTGCCGTAACAACACCATAAGGAGAGTTATATGAAAACTTTCCGTGAACACCTAAACGAAGAAATCACAATCGGTGCCCTCGCTAGTGGGGGCATCGACATTGAGCGTGACGCCGTTAGAGACGAAGTAAATGGCATTCTAGCTGGTATCGCTGCCAGACCATGTGTAACACCTTATGCTTCACTCAATAAGGTTCGCAAGGCTCTAGCATATTTCCACATTCATCTACCAAAGAAAGTCTATCTAGAGGGTAGACATGGTATTGAAGTATGGGAAGTAAATCAGTTTGGTAACAAGATGGGCTTCACCGATACAGGTGAATGGATCAATCAAGTTCCTGCCAAGTATTATCTTTTCTTTCACTATCATCTAGTCGGTTCCATGTATTATCTACAAGCCAAGATTGTGGATGATAAAGAACTAGAATCCAAGATTGGTGCGGCTGAAAGTATGGTCGCTGAGGAAACATTAGAAGAAGCGATTCGTCATTCAACTTCACATAAAGTTGTTCATGCCGATAGTAAAAAAATTGTTGCTCAGGGCAGTAAAAAAGAAATGATGAAAAAGATGAAGGAATTAAATTCCAAAAATCCAAGAAGTCATTTTTTGGGTAATTCGCCTAGTAAAAAAGTTGGTGATGTTTTTGGAGAAGAAACCGATGCT